TTTTATATTCATACGTAGATCATTCATTACAATATTAGATACGTTAAAGTCACCAGCGCGTGGTAATGGTCTAAGTGATTCACCTTGTGGTCCGCCATTACGTGCTACAGGAATGATGGCTCCCGGCATAATTTTCACTGTGTTAGGATTTAAGACACCATCATCAGCAGCTGTATAGACACCACTAATAGATAATGATGCATTTTTCAACACAAGCTCTAATGTTTTATTTAATGTTTTAACATCTGGCAATGCAGTAATAAGTGGTCCACGACCATAGATCTCACCAGCAACTTTGGCATAACGAGATACAATCCAAGGACTATGATCCATGCGACGATAAACTAATTCTTTTTTAGATTCTTTATGGATGACATGATAACAATAGTCGCCACGTTTTTGGTCAAAGATAGTTGCTTCTACTAGCTCTACATCATCTGTAGGTTTGTCATCAATCTTACGTTGTAATTCTGGTGGAATCTCTGCATCTGTCCATTGACGCTGTATTGCTTCACCCTTCATACGAATACGTCTATATACATTGTCAACTTGACCATCAGCTCCTTCTTCAAAAGAAACTAAGTATTGTGGTACAGATACAAAATTGATTGGATTAACTTCATCTCCCGGCTGGACTAACATTACTGCGGTACCAACACAAAGATCAAGTAAGAATTCACCAATCGCAATATCAAAGTTAGATTGTTTTAATGTATCAAATAATTTATCGTTATATAGATCTAATGCTGCTTGCGCTGCTTGTTTCTGTTCTGTTGGAATATCTGATCCCGGCTCTAGTCTGCACCATTTACGTTGTGGAGGAAAGATACCAGACTGCATGCGGTTGGCAAATCGTTGGGTAGAGTTTATGGCAGTAGAATCAAAGACACGATTCATTTTCTTTGTACCACCCACTTTACCGTCATAATGACCGTCATATAAATTACGTTGTGGCAAAGCAAACTCATATGCTTCTTCATATAAGTTTCTAAAATCTTCTTTTTTAATTAAAGCTTTCTCATGTCTTTTTAAAACATCTTCAGCTTTTAACCTCATCATATCTACCATAACTATGCCTTTTTATTCTTATTAGCAAAAGCTCTTGCTTCTGCTTTGTCTTTAAAACCCCACTTTTTTAATGCTAACTTCAATCTAGTTGGTCTTCCTTTATCATCTTTTAGAGGACCATCCATCCCACTAAACCGTGCAGCAAAGCTGACACGACGACCATCTTTGCCAGAGCTTTGTGGTTTCTTAAGATTAGATCCATCTTTGTTTTTAAAGTATTTACGTCCAGCGTCATTTAAACCACCTTCAGGATTTTGATATTTCTTTGCTACCATTATTGCCACTCCGCTTTTTGTATTCTTAATGGACCAAGATTAATTAAAAAGTATTCCACTGGAAACTCATCAATCTCACCCTCATAAAACTCAAAGCCTATATTAAATCCCCAATATAAATGAAAAGACCACATTAAGCTTTTTTCTTTTTAGGAAATCCGGCTAACATATTTTTATACGCTTTAGGAGAGATTGTAGAGTCTTCTTTAGAACGACTAGTCCCTTCCTTCTTGCGCTTATTCATGTTGTGATATAAACCTTTTTTCATAACTTACTCTCCTGACCTAACATTGTTCCAGTCAAACCTAAACCACCTTCACCAAGTTTAGGTAACCCAGTTGCTATTCCTTCACCAATCACTGCTTTTGCTAATAAACCACCCGTACCTCTACGAAGTTTTTTAGATGAAGCTTTTTTAGATTCTGTTTCTGACTTAAGTTTTTTAGCTGCTGCTTTAGCCATATTTTCAATATCAGATAATTCACCAGCAGTATAATCTTCACGTTTACCAAAAACATCAAAGTCTCTTGATGTGTATTGTTTTTCTTTCGTGCGTGGATCGACAGTAAATACTGCACCTTCTGGTGCTTCATAACTTACCGATGTTCTAGCAGACACACCACCACCATAACCAAATAATGGATGATATGATGGTGTGTAAGGCATACCAAATGGTCCTGTTACTGGAGAGAACTGCCCCATAATTGTTCTACCATAGGTTGTACTAACTTGTCGCTTACCCGGTTGATATTCACCTGATGGCATTAAGAACTCTTTATCTTGTCGCTCTACAGTACGATAACCTTCAGAGATTTGTTTATCTACAGCTTTATTCCACCAGTCTTCAGACTTAAAAATGTTACGACCACCAGCAAGATTCAATAAATCTTTTTGAGCTTTTTCTGATTTAGGTAGCATCCCTCGTGCCAACGCCATTCCAAAATCTAAGGCTGCCATTACGCTTTAGTACCTAAGTTGTTTTCATCTTCGACACCAGTCTCAGGAGCAACACGGCTAGCGAGTAATGTTCTTTTACCACCAACACGTCTTGCTCTTTGTTTTGCTGACATTTGTTCTGCTAAATCTCTTTTTTCTGCTTCAGCTGCTTCTCTTGCACGTTTCGTTTCTTCACGCTGTAATCTTAACGATTCTTCAGCTGCTGATGTGTCTGGCTTACCGCCACCAAATGCTCCGCCCATTAGGCTCTCCTCATCATGTAATAATCTTTTTTATCTTGACTAAACGCCCTGAGCAAGCCTTCTTCCCTGAAACCTAAAAAGCTTGCCCATGACATTGCCCTTTTATCCTCTGATCGTACAGTAATTTGTAGTCTATGTAAAGTATATAATATCTCGCAGATATCAAAGAATGTATTAGCACCTTTAGTCATAGCTATTGGCTATCTTCTAGCTTGC